ATGTTTATGTTTATAAGCTATACTAAGGGCATGTTGTTGATATTTATAAACACAATGTCAACGGATTTCAACATCCATGGGTATATGCTACCACATTCGTTTAAGAATATCAACATCTTTTTCAATTTTTTTGCAACAGACAACGGCCTGTGGGATATTGCAAGGATACACCACCTGTTGTCCCACTAACGGTACATAAGAAAGGAGCGATCACATGGCAAGATACACCTACGGCGCGACCATTCAGATGAAGCTGCGCCGGCTTCACAGGACCCAGCGGCAGCTGGCGGCGGAATTGGGGTATTCCCCTTCCTATGTCTCCCTGTATCTGTCCGGCAAGCTGCAAAATCCCATGCTGCGGCCGAAGATTCAGGAGATCCTGGCCCAATGGGAGCAGGCGGTATGATCTGCTGCCTGTGTTACCGAAGGCCGCCGGAGCTGCTGTCGCTGCCCTACGGCCTCATCTGCCCCGACTGCCTCGCAGACCACCTGCGAAACCGCCCGCTGGACGATGCCGCCGCCTATCTCTGCGCCGCCATTGTCAATAACGAAGAATAATCCATCCGTCAACTCGCACGGGCGGCCACATGGGGCCGCCCCTACGAGGAAATTCCAAATCTATGCAAGGAGGACCTCTATGAACAGACCACGACCCATGCGAGATCCCTGTGACGGCTGTGACAAATCTGCCGTCTGCGCCACATCGGAGACCTACAAATGCCCCCGTTTCCACGAGATTTTTGTCCGCTCCTGGGACGAGACTGTGGCATTTTTGCGGGAGGAGATCGCCAAATGTCCCTGAACGCCGCACAAAAAGCCTGCCGCGGCAGGCTGGAATTCGCAAAAAAATGCCGGGAACAGGGCTACACGGCAGTCCGCTGCACCAAAGGTCAGCTGGACTGCCGCGGCCTTCCCGGCATCCATGTGTCCGTGCGGCGGGCAGAACGTACCCGTCTGGAACGGGATCTCCAACAGGCCGCCGAAGAAAGCGGCGATCGGATTCCCGTTCTGGCCCACCGCACCAACCGCAGCTCCTGGAAGATCACCATGGAGCTGCAGGACTTTTTCCGGCTGTATCGGGCCTTCAGCCAAAGACCCCTGCCCGATCCAGCATCACCAGCATCCGAACCATGTCATGGCTCAGATCCAGACTCTGACCGTCGCCCTGAAGCACCTGTGTCTCCATGAGCTTTCCGACGGTCGCCTGTGCCCAATGGGGCACCTGTTCCAAGGTTTCGTACCGCATCAGCGCCTCCAAAAAATCATTCCACGGACCGGCTTCCACAAAGGGAGCCGGACATTTTTTGCCCGTGACATCATAGTGCCGCAGAACACGCGCCACGGGAATGTCGTATGCTTTCATCAGTTCCCGCACAAGACCGGCGGCATTGGCCACGGTCTCAGGGGAAAAATAGTAGTCCCCGTCCCACCGGCTGCACAGCTCCACGCCGATGGAATTGCTGTTGCGGCAGTCCGGATGGACATAGCTGCCGCCGCAGTGCCACGCCACCTGATCCTCCGGCACGGAGAGGACACGGTCTGTGTCGTCCACGAACCAGTGGGCAGACGCGCCCACGGCGTTTTGGGAAAAATACAGGCCGTTGTCCCGTGCCGTATCGCCCTTTCCGGCGGTATAGTGGATGACGATGTAGCGAATTTCCTGCCGAATGCCGCCGTAATTGCGGCGGTCACAGGGAATGATCACGCCTGCACCTCCGGCAGACCGGCCAGACTGGTGATGAGGGACACGATCCCCGCCAGCAGCGCCGAGCTGCCCACCAGCAGCCAGTTGACCTCACCCATGGCGGCGCTGGTGCCGATGACGCCCAAAGCTGCCTGCGCCACCGTCTTCACAGCTCTCACCCCTGCCGCCTTGCACCAAATTTTCCAGTTGTTCATATGCCATCTCCTTATTTATATAGTATCTCTGTCCATGTTACGAAAGTCCCGTAGGGGCGACCTTTGGTCGCCCGTGTACCGACACTTCTGCAACCCCGACGGGCGACCAAAGGTCGCCCCTACGGGTCTATCTGCCTGTTTTACGGCTGATGGAAGCGTTTCAGGTCCTGGATCTCATGGCTGCATTCCTGCATCTGCCCTTCCAGACGGTAGGTCCGTTCCACCAGTCGGTTGTGCTGCTGCACCTTCTGTTCCAGCTGCTCCAGACGGAAATTCACCAGCTTGTTGGCCACCAGAATGCCGCCCAACGAGCCGCCCAGCGTCCCCACCAGAGACAGCAAACCCACGATCACCGTTTCCGTCACTGTCCGTCCTCCGTATAGCCGTACTTCGCCAGCACCGCCAGCACATCCTCGGACAGCAGCTTCTTCACCTGACCGTAGGGCAGCGCCAGAATCGCCGTCACCAGCACATCCATGTCCGCAGACTTCTCCTTTCTCCGCAGGACCTTGTGTTTCAGACCGATCAGTTCTCCCTTCGTCATGCCAGCACCTCCCGCAGCGCGTCCAGCGCCTCGGCGTCGGTCAGCTGGATGTCCGTTTCCGTCTCCGTATAGACCCGCTCCAGCGCCGCCGGATCGATGGCCTCCTCATATGTCACCGCCTCCCGGCGGATCAGCTTTCCAGCATCGGAATAGGTCCGGTTCAGCACCACGCCGTCGGCTCTCGTCATATAATACTCCGTTACAATTCCCATATTACCCTCCTGTGATCTCCGGATAGTCTTCAATGGCACGAATCTGACCGGCATAGGTACTCCAGTTGGTGGCCGCCTTATAGGTATCCACCAGCGCGGAAGGCACATAGACATAGCCCGTACCGTTGGCAATGGCAGAGGATGTAAACGCCGAGGTGGCGGACAGGGTGACCAGACTGTCCGTTCGCAAAATCAGCGCCGTCATTTTGGAGCATCGGCCAAAGGCACTGGAAGCAATGCTGGTAGGCGCGCCAAAATCCGCTCTGGTCATGGAGCAGTTGTAAAAGGCATTGCTGGAGATCGCACCTTCCAGAGCCGGTAACTCCACCGTGTCCATACCAAAGCACTGGTTGAACGCATAGGACGCAATGGATTCGACCTTGGGCGCGTACACCGTATTTAAGGTGGTGCACATATCAAAGGCATGGGTCAGAATATCCGTTGCTTCCGGAAAGCTGGCAGTCTCCATTTTGCTGCAGCCGTAAAAGGCGTACTGTCCCACCTTTGCCGCGCTGCTTTCCACGGCGGTCAGGGATTTGTCGATCAGGATGTCCATATCACCGCCGCCTGTGCTGCCGCTCTCCACCGCCGCGACCTTGATATCCCCTGTCACATAGGTACCGGCCTCCACTACGGTCTGCTCCGCAGCGGTGGGGGTCACCGTAGAACCTGCCTGCGTGGTCAGCTGCTTGGTGGCCTGCTTCGTGCCGTAGGACACATAGCCGGCGCTCTGGGTGGCCTTCGCCGTGATCAGACCGGAGGCGGACACCGTGATACTTGGCGTGGCCTGTGTGGCGGTGGTCACGGATTTGGTCGCCTGCGCGGCGTAGTGTCCCGCAGGCACCGTGACCGTCGCGCCGCTTGCCGTCAGATCGGAGGCCGTGCGGCTGACGATCTCGCCGTCCACCACGCCGCCGTCCTGTCCGATGAGCTGGTAGCCCGACAGCAGCTTGCTCCCGTCGCCGGGATTTTCCAGTTCCGGCAGCTCCGTGCCGCCGATTCCCTCGATCAGCGCTTTCAGTTCGCCGGAGCGAATGGGCGCCGTACCGCCGGTTTTGCTTCGCAGGGCGTCACAGGCCCCCTGATAATCCGCACCGGGCAGAATGACCAGATCTGTCAATGCCATTTACGCCCCCTCCTTCGATACATCCGTCAGATTGGCCCATGCCATCTCCCCGTCGGCATTGACCCGCAGAAACGCGCCTTCGGCGGCCTCCGTGGGATCGGGCAGCAGGTACTTGACCTCCTGCGTGCCGTTGGTGTAAAACAGCCACATGGAGCCGTATTCCGGATAGGACAGCATATTTTCCACTGCCATATCCACCTTGCCGTCCCAGCGCTGCCTGTCCGCCTCCGTCACCACGGGGATGGGGATGTTCACGACCTCCCGCTCCGCTGCCGACTTCTGACAGGTGACCGCCAGCACACCGTCTTCACAGGCCACATCGGTCACATAGGGATAGGTCATGCCGCCCACCTCGGGCACGCCCACCATCTGCCTTGCCCCATCGTCATAGGTCACGACCCAGCTGCCGTTTTCCAGCGTGATGTCCCGAATCCCGCGGCCGCTCTTGCCCTGCGCCCCTCTGGGGATGGTAAAGCGCAGCTTCACCGCCTGCTGTGTGCCGAGGTTTTCCACCATGGCGGCGCTGCCCGCAGCGGCTGTGACCGTACCGTCCACCTCCACCGTGGGACTGACGCCGTTGAACACGCCGTTTTCCCGGTCCTCGGACAGCCGCGCCTCGATCTGTTCCGCCGCCGCAGCCGCCGTATTGGCTCTGCCGGCAGCCGCCACGATCTGCTCATAGAGGGTCGCCGTGGGTTCCACGGATTCATCGGCCCCCATGGCCCCGTTGGGCGCCACCGTCCAGAAGCTGTCGGGCAGCATGGTGGTCATGACCTTCTCCCCGCCCACATAGCCGGTGCAGGACACACTGAGCAGTCCCTCCTGTGTCAGGCACTCCCAGGGCACCTGCACCGTCTGTCCATAGACATGCTGTACCTGCCGCGCCTCCTCCAGCGTTTCCTCTCCGGCACGGTACCGCATGGTGAACACACAGAGGATGTTGTCCATCTCCTTCCATTCCTCATCCATATCCAGCGTGAGCAGATCCACATTTTTCCCGTTCCGGATCACCGTCACGGGGTTTTTCACATGAATCTTCCGCTGTCTGACTGTTGCGTAAAGCAATCCACACACCTCCTGCATCTTGACTTTTTTCCCATTTTCCATTATGTTCAATACAAACCGCCGCAGTACGAGGCTGCGAAGCAGTTTCGTAAGTGCCGCCACCTCATCCGCCCTTCGGGCACCTTCTCCTCAAGTAAGCGCTGATTAAAACTCCGTAGGGAACGGATTTATCCGTTCCGGCAGAGAAATGTTGTGAATTCGCTGTGAACTTATGCGAATACGAGGCAATTTACCGCGCAGAACGGATAAATCCGTTCCCTACGTTATGATAATCCGTGCTTACGCAAGGAGAAGGCTTTGGCGCTGTGCCTATTTGCAAAGTACGAAAACACGAATGCAGCATCGTATCCTGCCGAAAACCCACAATATCCGCACGCACCACCCCCTCCCTTACAATCGGGGAGGGCTGGGGCGTCAAGCTGCCGATCATGCACCGCAGCTGCGGAAAAAGAACAGACCATGACACCCCTCTGCGACTCGCTAAGAGCCTCGCTTCGCTCGGTTGCTCGCTGCATACCGCCTGCGGGCGGTAAGTCAGCCCTGAGGCTGACAGCTCCCCTATTGTAGGGGAGCTGAAAGGGTGCAGTGTTAAAACATAGTTTTGGCTTTAACAAGACACTCGGGATGACCTTTGGTCGCCCGTGTACGAAATCACGATCCAATCAGGGAGGTCTTCTCATGTCCCGGCTGCATCTGACCAAACATTACCCCATTCTCCTCGGTCACATCTGCTCCCACTGCAAAAAGACGGTACTGGCCCATGGTCATATCCATGTGGAAACCGAGATCCCCATCCATTTCGGCATGCGGGAGGAAGCCGCCCAAGAGGCCGAGCAAACCGCCCATGCCGCCATAGAAGCCGCCCTTCACCAGATCGCCGCCTGCAAAGCCGACCGCACGGTTCTGGAACAGGACGTTCCGCTCCAAAAGCACAGGTTCACCCACGCCGCCATCTACGGCTTCGACAGCTTTTGCCCCCACTGCAAGCTCCACGAGCCGTGGCAGCTGCCCAGCCATCCTGTTCGGCTCACCGACATCCCCGCCGAAAGCTTCCCCACTGCCTTTTCCACCACAAAAGACGCCGCCGACTGGTGCCGCGCCGTCCACGGCTCCCTCCTGCCCGACTGCGCCGTGGAAGACCCTTCCACCGACATGAGCGTTCGGGAATACTACCATCGCAGATTTCGCAGCATCGTCCGCGAGTATCCTGTGGATCCGGACAATGTGGAGGACACATTCTTTGCCCACAAGGACAACCACACATTGTCCATCCAAATGCGCGTAAGCCTGCTTTTCGGCGTGATACTCTATTTTGCCGGTGCGCTGTCCGTGCAGATCGCAGGAGATTGGGGGCCGTTTTGGGGTGCTATGGCCCTTCTGGCCGCGGCAGTGGTCATGGGCTTCTTCTCTCTTCACCGTCCGGAAAACCGTCCCAAGGCCGCAGCCGCCTATTTTGTGTCCACCGTGTCCATCGTCCTCTTTGCCGCGGCCCTATTCTGCGCGGCCATGGGTCTGAAGCTGTTTTTGCGGGACGGCACAGGCGGTCTTTTGATGCTTCTGTCACTGCTGACCATCGCCGTCATCGGCTCGGCGCTGGAACTGCTGTCCAAAAGGCTGTCCCGCCCCATTCCGAGAGCCTTCCACCTGTTCCTCTTTGCCGCGATCCTTCTGCCCGCCCTGTATGAATTCCCCATGGTGCTTCTCGTGGCGCCGGTCTTTGCGCTGGTGTACCGCCTGCTCAAAAAGCTGCCCCACACCGCCCATCCGACCCTCGGCAAAGCCATGCTTTTCACCGCCGCCGCCCTACTCATCATCCTCACCACCGCCCTGCAGCTCGCCGGCGTATCACTGACCGTGTGATCGAAGGCAAGGAAACACGAGCTATTGCCCAAACCCCACAATACCGCACACACCACCCCCTCCCCTACAATAGGGGAGGGCTGGGGTGGGGTGTCAAGCTGCCGCCATCCACCGCAGCCGCAAAAGCCGCAGGCACATACTTCCTCACCGTCGCCATCCTGCTCCTCCCCCTTGCCCTTTATGCCATTTGACCCTGCCCGTCCATGATCCGATCTTTACCATCAAGGAGGGTTCCCCATGAAAATGTACCACGACAGGGAAACAACACCGCTCAAATTCCACAAATTTTATCGTTTTGTCTATCTTCCTTATGAAATCTACTTAGTCATTTCCGGAATCATCGGCATTATCTCAGGGATAGAGTATTTCCATTTTTCTTATGTGATCTCCCTTACTTATAATCTTGCCGTTTTAATATGCCTCATCACATGCCTTGTTGGTATCAAAGCATGGAAGCTGTATGCGTGGAAGGCGCTGATCACATCCCGGATCATTTTATTAACATTTGGCGCACTGCTGCTTTGGCTGGCTTTTGTACTGTCTCCCAAACACATACCTGTTCAAATAGAGCTTTTTCTTTCCAACCTTGTGAAATCTGTTCCCATTTTGATCTACTACCTAAAACGCCGGAACCTTTTTCTTCCTCAGGACACAACGCAAATTCCTGACGCCAAATCATATCCTTGTCCCACCTGTGAAAAGATCGTCTCCCGCGAGGTCTCCATCTGTCCCTTCTGCGGTGCGGTACTTCACTAACAGGCAACCATATCGGCAGACCACAGCACCCTGTGGTCTGCTTTTGTTGTTGCGATCCGTTCATCGGCTTTATTGGGCATCCAGAACACCGCCGATCTTATCCCACAGCTTTTGGAAGCGTGTCAGGCCGTTGGTATAGTAGGCCTCCTGTTCGTTCAGTTCCTTTTCCGCGTTCTTGCACTGCCGCAGCAGGGTCATGGCAAGCTCAGGGTCGTTTTCGGCGATGGCCTGATTGATGGCGCTCTGGAACTGCACACTCAACGTCGTCCGCTGCCGCTGAATCTCCGTCAGGGCTGCCGTATGCGCTCTGGCAAGGCTCATCAGATCCTCCTGCAGCCGATTCCCCTGTGCCAGCGCCGCCTGTCCCATGGCGCCGGAATTCAGTCCGTACGCATTGGCCACCTCACGCCAGCCTGCCGCCGCCTGCGCCGCATTGCCGGACGCGCGGCGTTTTTCTTCTTTGTACAGATCGTTGACCCGCTGTTCCTCGGCATCCAGCTCGGAACGGCTCGTCTCGTAGGTCGCGCGCAGGGCCTCCAGCTGTGCCAGCAAGGCCGCGTCCTCCAGCTGCTTCGTGTAGGCGTCATAGACACTGTCCAGGGAGGAGCCGCCGCCCGTCTCCTTCGCCAGAGCCGCCTGCTGCTGCACATGGTTGCCGTCGTTGACGTTGGGCACATAGCCGCTGCCGTTGTCCCGGAGACCGCCTGTTCCGCTCTGCCGGATTCCCGCCGTGTACGCCCCGTTGGTCGCCTTGGCGTTGGCGGGGTTGGTCATCTGCAAAGAGTTCGGCATGATAATGCCATTCTGGGTGTAGGCGGTGAATTGCTTGGTGTAGTCCGACAGGAAGTTGGGCTTTGCCGCCGTCGGTGTTTTGATAATATTGCCGTCGGAATCGTACTGCGGCTTACTGCCCATGATCATGGCATAGTCCTGTTCGTCGTTAAACCCGTCGTCCAGCAGATTGGCGTAGGCGGCGGGGTTGACTTCGTAGGTGCCTCTGCCGATCAATGCCAGATGGGCGCCGTTGGCAAAGGGCGCGTACCGACCGGAAAAACCGCTTCTCTCGTCCACCTGATTGCGCCCGGGGGTAGCGGCATCCACGAAGTTGTAGTACAGCGAGGAACGGTTGTTCGACCAATCCCGCATCTGGTCATCGGTGTACCCGTAGACCTCCTTCATGGCCTTGTACACATTGGGCTGGTTGTAGCCCACATAAGTACCGTAGCCGTTGTTGGCATCCGTCGTCCACCACTTGCCTGTGGCAGGATCATAGCCATAGCTTGCGCCGGTCAGCAGATTGCCCTTTTCATCCCAAACGCCGTTGGTGCTGTGTCCGGTATTCTGCGCCAGAAGGTCGGCCAGCAGCTTGTTTTGGTTGTGGAGATACGCCCTGTCCTCCTCCGTTTTGGCCTTGTGCCACGCCGCGGAGTTGGCTTCCATCTGCTGCCGGATGTAGTTGGCGCGGGTTCTCATGTTCATGTCTACATCGTAGGCATTCGTCCATCCGCGCTTGTCGCTCCAATTGACGGCCTTGTAGTCATCCACATACGCCTTGACCGCGTCGTAATCCTCACCGCCATCCAGGGCGGATTTCTTTTTATAGCCCAGACCGGAAGCATCGGTGGAATACCCCACGCCATAAGCCGCCTGTGCGCGGACACCTTCGGCGGCTTCGTGTGCCGCATCCTGCTGTTTCTTCCGCTCCACGGGGTCAGCGATTGCGCTTGCCGCCTCGTACTGCGCCTTGTATTGCTTGATCTGTTCCTGTTGTTCCTTGGACAGAAAGGTCTGGTCATTGCTGCTCAGTTTCGTAGCCACGATGTCACCTCCTTATTGGTAGATCGCCACCCATGTATAGGTGACACCGGCGCGGTTCAGCAGATTTCCGCTTGCGGTGAACGTACTGCCGGACAGGGACACCCAGTAGTCGCTGTAACTCGTGCCGCTGCCCGTGTTGGCGTACCGTCTCACCTTCGCGCCCTGAAACAGGACTTCGGGATTGTCGAAGAAGTGACGGTCTGCGTGCAATTCCTGCGGTTCACTCGTGCCGACCACCAGCAAAACAGGGGTCACGCCCACATCCACAGACCGCAGACCGCCCGTACCGGCGTAATAGCCCGTTCTGGCCTTCAGATAGCTGGGCAGATTCAGGTCCTGCCGCACCGTGTCCGCCGTGACCCACGTCGGCACACCGCCCACGGTCTTCAGATAGCCGCCCTCCACATCCGAACCCGTCATCAGCGGCCACCACTGACCGTCGGAAACCTCGATCCACACTGCCGCAAGGAAGGTCTTTTCCACAAAAGGCCGCAGGCCGTCCACAAATGCCGTCCAGTCCCGCACAGCCTTTGCGCCTCCCGCATCCCGCACGGCCTTGTCCTTGTTGACCACAGTGAAATGCTCCATGGTCCATCCTGCGGAAGCCAGAGACGCGCTGTTCCATCTGGTGGTGAACCGCACTTCCAGCATACCCGTGGAGGAAAGCTCTGTCTCAAACACACCGCTTGCCGCGTCCAGTTCTTCGCCGCCGTTGAAGCTGACGGTGATACCGCTGACCTCGCCGCTTCTGTCCTTCACATCAAACAGCACAAGCACCTTGTCATTGGCATTTCCCATGGCAAGGCTCTGGGAACAGGTCGCCACAGAAGAAGTCTGATTGCCCGTCACCACGCCGTCATTCACAGAACAGCCATTCCCCGTCCAGCTTCCACCTGCGTAGTTGACCAGAGAAAACTGCGGTCTCAGCCACATCTGCCCCACAGGAAAACCAGCCGCCGCATTGTCGTTTGCCGTGGGTTCGTCCATCCCGACCCACGCCAGACCGCCGAAGACCCGTTCCAGCAGATCTTCCGCCAGCTTTTCCGTGGTCACGGAGCCGTTGACCAGCGTACCGGTCACAGCGTCCCGAATCTGCTCCTGCACCGCCAGAATGGCCGCCTGCACGTTGTCCGCCGCAATGGTCGTACTGCTCTGAAACGGCACATTGGCCGCCCGAATGGCAGGAACCAGCGTGTCATTGATGTACTGTTTCAGCATGACCGCCGCTTCATCAAACCTGGCCTTCAGTTCTTCCGCCGTCAGCCCATCATTGGCATTGGGAAGGTCAGAGAGCTTGGAAATCACCTTCACATCACCGTTAAAATTGGGAATACTCATACCGCACCTCCCTGTCCGCCGCGAATTTTTTCGATCAGCTCCTGCTTTCTGGAAATATAGCCCTCCGGCACCCGTTCCAGATAGTCATCGAGGCTGATCTTGTTTTTTGCCAGCAGATTATCCAGCGTCTGCACCGCCGCGATCTCCGACCAGTAGGACGACGCGCCCACCTCCAGCTTCAGGCTCATGGGCATTTCCTCCAGCTGGGCGAAGTCAAACACCAGATCCACCTCTGTCTCCGGCAGCTTCACACCCAGAGGGCGTGACTCGTCCGACAGCTTCTGCTGCACCAGCCGCTTGCCGTAATACACCCGCATCATATCCAGATAGATCCGCCCCAGATCCTCCACAGACTGGTACAGATTACGCCGCACCAGCTCCAGCGGCGCGTTGCTGGAGCGCTGCAGGGCGATGATGGCGCTGGTATTGTCCGGCCGCACATCACCCAGAGAAACACCGCTGGTACCCATAAACCGCTGGGTATATTCAATGGCGGAATCAATAAACTGGGAGATCTGCGGCGACACGGCAGCCGGATCCATGACCCGTGCCACAGACCCCAGATCCCCGCCGCCGATGACGCCGATGGCACGACCCACGCCGCCGTCCCAGCGGGGGATTCTGGTCTTGTCATAGATGACCTTGGGGAAGGCCGTGGTCTGCAGGCTCCGCATGACCATGGCGAACAGCTGATTCACAAACACCTGATTGGGAATCAGCTGGGAGATCAGGGCATGGCCGTGGTAGCAGTTCTGCACATAATCCCAGTTCATCCAGGTGATGGGATAGCGTTTCAGCTCCGTATCCCGAAAGGCCTCCACCTGCGCCGAGGCCGTGTACTTGCCCGCCCAGATATGCCCCGTCTCAGGGTCTTTTTTCAGATACACCAGCAGGGTCACCTGCCCGTCCGCCAGCCGATCCACCGATCTGCCGTGGAGCTCCTCATCCGAGCGGATTCGGCTCTCGTCAAAGCCGTTGTTCCTTGCCATCCGCTTGACCTCCTCCACAGGCTTTCGCAGACTGAGAATGATCCAGGGCTGCGCCTGCACATCCCGTTCGCAGGGGTTGCCGAAGATCACCCGCGTATTCTCCACCACCTCGGTGACGATATCGCCCTTGACCGCCTGACCGGTCTCCACATCGGGGTCGAAGAAGGAATAGGTACACCCATCCCCATCCACGGCGGCATTTCGCATAAACTCCCGTGCCAGGGTGACCAGCCTGTTCCGCTCAAACAGGGACTCGAACTGCTTGTTGAGAATCTCCGCCACCTGCCGCAGTCGATGGGAGCCGCCCACACCGCCGCCCAGCGGAGACACCCGCATGGCGATGTCATCGGAGGACACCGTCGCCACCTGAAACAGGGTGACGCGCTTCAAAAAATTAAAAGTGGGCGTGGGATTGCCGTTGGCCTGTACCCCCTCCCACTGTTTGCCGATAAAGAAATTCTCGTTGTTTTCCACCGTATCAAAGAGACCGATCTGGTTTTTAAAGGACATGCCCTTGTTGTAGTCCAGATTGACCCGTTCAAATCCCGGCTCTTTCACACAGAATCACGCTCCTTTCGTCGGGGACTGCCGTCATAATTCATGAGATTGACAAACCCCTGTTCATACATCCGTCTGGCCCGCTCCTCCGGCGACTCCTCTTCGGTCAGCTGCACCGGCAGATCCTTCCGAACCAGCCGCATCCCACTGAGCCAGACCACCGTCAGACAAGTGACCAGCGCCACGAGACAAACGCAAAGCACCAAAACTTCCATACCGCACCTCCATTTCTCCTTCCATCCCACCCACCCCGTCCTTGTTAAGAACGCACTGCATCCTTTTCATAGGGGACGGCGTCCTCGACGTCCCCTACGGTTCTATTTCACATCTCCGCATCCCCGGACCCTGCAATCCACGGCCAGAACCGTGGCGTCGGAGACACGGTAGCAGCTCCGCAGGATCAGCTGCAGGTACGCAAACCGCCGTACCCCGATCCGCAGCCGCTGATTCTGGGGACTCCGCACAGTCAGGAAGCTCCACCGTCCCAGATCCATATTCCGGAACGTGGCCAGCTCCATGGACACCTCCTGCTCCCCATAGCTGCCGCGGTCGCTCCGCACGGAGACCTGCAGCTGGGCGTTGGCCGTGGGCTTCACCGCCACCCACAGCACCGCCGCGTGCTTTTTCCGATGGGGGACTCCAAAATCCATATGTCCGCCGGCAAAATACGCATCGATGGCCTCACCGTCATCATGGAAACTCTCACCGCCGAACCGCACCACCCTGCCGTCGGAAAAACCCAGCAGCACCGCGCCATCCCCCCTGCACCCACACACCGCGGGCAGGCCGGTGTACAGATACCACACATCGATCTGATAATTGTGTACCAGCGCCGTACCCGCCCCGTCATTGAGGAAGATGTAATACTCCTGACGCGTATCGTCATCGAAGCAGAACACCGTCTCCGGATCGATCCGCCGCGCCGTCTCCTGGACACGCTGGCTGATGATCTTGGCATTGCGCTCGTCTCTGGTGGCATAGTTTGCCATGACCCAGTCGTAGACATTGCCGCCGTAGATGGTTCTGGGCAAATTCCGCACCAGCCGCACCTGTCCCATGGCCGCGTTGCCGATCTCCCGATTGATGGACACGGTCAGAAATCCGGGAATCACCGATCCATCCTCCAGCTCCGTGGTCTCATATCGGGTGGAATACGCCCCGCCGTCGGCCTTATAGCTCATAAGCCGGTCATAATACTTGATCATGCCGGTCAACGGCGCGTTTTCACCGCCGATGACGATCTCAAAGAGGTCGGGAAAATACTCCGCCGAGGCCACACCTTCCTCGGTCACACCGCAGTAGATGGCTTTTGCGGACCCGTCGCCATAGAGGAACACACGGGTATCCGCCGCGCCGTTGAACTGCTCGGCAAAGCGCATCCCCTCCACCAGCGCCCGCAGGGTGTTGGGCATGGTGTACCAGATCTCCACATTGCTGTCACCGGCCTCCGGCGCGGCGTCAAAGGTCACCACACCGGTCCGCAGATCGGCACGCCACGCGCCATGTTCCTCCAAACCGACCACCACACGGTCCACAGACAGCAGATTTTCTTCCGGCAGATGGAATTCCTTCGCCTCTCCGTCGGCAGAGAACCGGCAGCGCCGTTTTCCCGTCAAACGGTTGATGTTCTCCACCGCCGTACCGCCGCCGGCGGGCGACATGGCCGTGACCACCAGCGGCACATAGCCCTCCACTGTGTCCACAAAGCCCTCGCCGTCCCAGACCAGATACTCCCGTCCGTTGAGGAAGTAGACCTTCCCGCCAAAGCCGAACATGGTGGCAGGCCCATCATAAATATCGCCGACGCGGCGCATGGCGTCGTCCTCCCATACCCACACGCCGCCGTCCGCCACGATGACCGTCCGCAGCTTTCCGGCCACAAAGCCGCTCCACATCCCACGGACGGGATTCCGAAATCGTTCCAGCGTCCGGAACCCGGGCCGCACCTTCAGATGGAACTGGGGTGTCACCTGCCAGTTCCGCATTTCCCCGGCCTCCCCCAGCTTCAGCTGGGTATCCCCGTCGGGGCACTCGTTGAGTCCCAGAAACTTTCGGATCTGGAACACCTTTTCTTCCTTTTTCACCGCGATCCTCGCCATATGTTCACCGCACCCCCCAATCCATCTTGTAGGGGCCGCATATATGCGGCCCGCATCCTCATCAATTCAGAATCACACAGCCAACAGCCTTCGCCTTGCCGTCGGAACCGGCCTCGACCACAGTCACCGCCTTGTTCGCACCCACGGCAATGGCAGCGCCGGACTTCTCCAGCTTGCTCCAGGTGGAGACCGCCTGCTCATAGGTCACATTCTCGGCAGCGTCGCCCAGCTTGTAGTACCAGCTGCAGCCGCTCTCGGCCTCCGGATTGACCAGCACCTTCACGCTGCCGTCCTCCTGCACCGCGGCGGTCACATCCAGATTGCGCAGTACCGCCTGGGAACCGTGGTAGAAGATCGCGTCCGCCTTTTCGTTGAGAACGAAGCAGTCGTAGATCACACGACCCTCCACCAGCCAGCCGGAAATGCCGGGAGGATTGTCATGGGTCTTGTATTCCTCCAGCTGCTTGGGCGCCGTGGCGGCGATCTTATGGGCGATCAGGAACGCGCAGCCGCTGGGCAGCTTGGAGGAGGGCACGCGCACCACCTTACAGCCGTCCACCTCGCCGATGACGCCCTTGATGATCATGTCCTGAGAGGACTCGCTGGTCTTCATAAAGGCGGGATCCAGCTTCAGCATGTTGGCGAACTTGTAGGAGCAGAACGCCACACGGCCCTTGTCGGGGACATTCTTGTTGCCCATGTACTCCATGGCCTGCAGGAACATCTCATAGGCGTTTTCCCTTGTGATCTCCTCGGTGCTGTAGTTGCCGCGCTCCGTGGCCACCGCCGCCAGCTTTCGGAACACATAGGCGTCGAATTCCGGCACCCAGACCTCCTTGAGCTGTCTGTTCAGGGCCTTGCCTGCGTCGGAGACCATCTCCGACTGGAGCTTGTCGCCCTTGTCGATGATAAACGTAAAGGCACGATCCCGGTTCAGACTCATGGTCTGAATATTTCTCGCCAGATCATCGGGCGTACCGTAACGATTGGAGCCGCTTCTGGTGTAATCCACCATGGCCACCGTGGGAATGGAATAGACGTTGACCGTCTTCACACCCACAAAATCATAATCATGGTTGAGAGCCAGCATTGCCTGGGACTCTCTGTTGAACCGCTCATCCACCTGCTTGGCATACTTCGCGGCCAGATTTCTAGCTTCCGCCATATGTATCACTCACTTTCTATGTTTTTTGCACCGTGTAGGGCGGGGGCTTGCCCCCGCCGCCCGTTTACTCCTGATCGAATCCCATCAGGAAATCATCCACGACCTGTGCGCGGCCCGTGGAGCGCATACTGCCCAGGCTTTTCTCCCGATTGGCAGCGTTGCGTTCCATGGCGTCCAGCCGTTCCTGCAGCCGCTGATTCTCGGCCTTCAGCTGACTCATGGCGTGTCTGCCATAGGCATGCTTCAGAGAATCGCCCTTTCGCACCTCGTCCCAAACCGTTCTGGGGATGGACTTGGGCTCCACACCGGGATGCTCCTGCATAAACGCCAGCAGTTCTTCATCTCCCAGCTGCCGACCACAGTCCTCCACAGCCGCTTCCTCCATCACAACCTGTTCTTCCTCCATGCTTACACCTCCCTTCCGTAAAACATCTTCGTAGGGGCAATGTCATTCCGTTCAGCCAATGTAGGGGCCGACGACCTCGGCGGCCCGGCGGTAACATGTACCGTTATGCTGCAGCTTACGGCGAAATCGCAGCAAGCGGCGCGCCGGGGTCGTCGCGCCCTACAAAGGCACTTTCCTGAACTTCACGACATTGCCCCCTACCGCGAATCCGTCGGTAATTCGTCAGATCTCCTCCCACACCGCCGTCTTCTTTCTGCCGATCTCTCTCAGCAGCTCCGAATACCGCTGCAGGAAAAACGACGCCATCTGATCATCCTCGCCCACCAGCAAATGGGCCGCCAGCCCATAGGGCAGCGCCGTCTGCGCCACAGCGTCATCCAGATCGAGAATCTGCTCCAGACTTTTCACCTCCGGACAGATCCCGCCATGGACAAAGGTATCGGAATAGGGATACACCTCATGGCGCAGCACATTGAGAATATCCAGCGCCCGATCCTGAAAATCCGCCGCCTCCTCATCCATCAGACAGAGTGCCTTCCGAAGCACCCAATTCCCATCCGTCATCTCCCAATCACCTCCTTCCCCTCGTGCCCCCTTTCAGGGGGCTCCGCGAAGCGGTGGGGGTTGTATCGACAAGCAATTCTACCCCCATCCCCGCAAATACCCCTCATCCACCTCACCACCGACCAGGAACGCCTCATACCCAGTCTTCCGCGGCTGATCTTCCTCCAAATCCGCCGTCAACTCCGGCTTGAGCGTCCGCAGCTGGGCAAAATACCGCAGGGCGTCCGGTCTGTGGGTGATCTCGTGGGGCTGCACGGCGCAGTCCGAGGGGTTTCGCTCGTCATGCTGGATGGCCATGAGATCGTCGATCAGCCCTCTGCAGCTCTCAAACACGACCAGACCCGGTCTCCCGTCAGCCCGTGGCTTGAGCAACTCCTTCAGTGCCATCCAGCCCTGTACCCGGCTGTTGTTGGCCCGCACCAACCCCAGCCCGTTCTCCGCGAACACCTGCGCCATGGTCTTGCCCGTGTCCTTCTGGGTGGACCACATATCCGGCGGCGCGACGGTGTATTCGATCTTCTCCTTCGTGACCCCCACAGCCGCTCTGGCCGCGTCGGACACGATGAGCCTGCTCTCGGCAAACTCCCGATACACATAGCACCGCCCCGTGTGATCCACCGCGATCCACAGACAGGCAAAGAGATCGAGGCCATAGTCAAAGCTGCGGTACTTCAGCCACCCGTCGGGGATCTCGAAATCACGCACCACATGGGTCTTTCTGGTAAACTCCGGAAAATACCCGCCCGCCAGGGCGTCCCAGTCCCCGTACCGATGGGCCCTGCGGATATCCTCCGGCAGCAGCTCCAACGCGTTCACATAGTCCGGCGACCCCTCCAGCAGATCCACATTGTCCTCCACCGTGGCCTTGATGAACAGATAATCCTCCGGCTGCTCCATGGGCAGAAAATCCCGCTCCACAAACAGCCGCTTCACCCACTGATGACCCACGCCGCCGGGGTTGGCGGTCATGTAGATCCGCTTGGGAAACTGCTTCGCGCCGCGGCAGCAGGCCGCCAGTCCGCGAAATTCCTGCTCCGTAAACTGGGTGGCCTCCTCCAGAAAGATCCAGTCATACTCCTGCCCCTGATACTTACCCGCCACAGCGGACCCGTAGCTCTCCATATTGCCGAACCGGATGGAGCTGCCGTTGCAGAAGGTCAGCAGATGCTTCGACACCTGATACCGCGCCGTCTTCCCATCCACCAGCCGCAGCATGGGCTCGATGACGGAGTTTTCCAGATCCTCATATCGTCTTCTGACGATCAGCACCCGAAGTCCCGCATACCGCAGGCACCCGCCCACGGCCTTCCGCTGGGTACACCAGCTCTTCCCGCCGCCGCGCGCCCCGCCATAGCACACATATTTGACCCGACTCTCAAAAAACCGCTCCTGCGGCTCCGAATTGGGCCGCCCCAGATCCAACACCCGTTCCAACTCCCGTCACCTCCCCCGTAGGGGCGACCTTTGGTCGCCCGTCCTGCAAATTCCGCTTGTCATTGCGACGCGGCAATCCGTCCTCACCCAAAGGGATCCTTCACCCGTCCGCCGAACCGCACCACGACCTCCATCTTTCCGTCGCCTTTGCTCTCCGGCTTGTCGGTGAGCAGCATCCCGCCGATGTTCTGCTTGAGCAAAAACAGCGCCTTCGACCCATTGGAGCCATTCCACCCCGGCGCCGTGGCATACTGCCCCTTGATCCACGACACCATCCGCCGCAGCTCCATGGCCAGCTCCTTACGCTTATTCCCCGGCTTCTGCATGACCTCGATCACCGACTCATCATCCACCCCGAGAAATCCGCAGAAATGCCAGAAATCCGCCTTTTCAAAGGTTCCGTTCTCCACGCTGGCCTTGTATTCCCGGATTCGCTCCCGAACCTCCTCCAGCTCCAGCGGAAACCGCGCCATTCCGATCACCTCCCAACGCCGCCTATCCTACCACTGATTTCCTCCGATCCACTAAAACTTCCCCAAACCACAAAACCCCAGCGCCCCAACCCTCCATACACCAACGTGTTCCCACCTGAAAACATTGAACCAATTTCCTTGACAAAGAATCAAAAAAGCCGGAAGTTCAAACCTCCGGCTTTCCTCACCAACTCCAAGTTTTGTACGCACCACCCCCTCCCCTACAATAGGGGAGGGCTGGGGAGGGGTGTCAAACTACCATTCCTGCATCGCAGCCGCGGAAAACAAAAAAGGTGGAATCCCCATGGATTCCACCTTAAATCATATTTTCATAGTCTCTCCCGCCATAAAGAAACCGCAGAATGTAAACTGTCCGCGTCTCTTCCAACGGGTGATGCAATATACCCCAGTGCCTCATCCAGATCCTCATGGGCAGCCTCCGTCACCAACAGCTTATAAGCCATAGCGTTCTCTCAAACCTTTCACAGAATCCTCGGCAAGCAGGACTTTTTCTTCCTCGATCTGTGCCTCGGCAGCGGACAGCTTCCGATACACTTCCAGCATTCGCATCTGCTTTTCATAGGTTTCGATACTCATAACAACCATATCGCCATATCCATTCTTCGTCACAAAGATCGGTTCCCCAATCGCGTGACAGCGGTCAGAAATGTCGCTGGTATTCTTCAAATCCCGAATAGGAATAATATGCGGCATACGCCCACCTCCTTGTGGGCATATTATACCACAATTATTCCACGGTATCAACAGCAATTACAGTTTGTCGGTCAGCCCCACGAGATAATCCGCCGACACATCATAGAACTGACACAGCACCGATCTCCGCCTGTGTCAAGGAAACGCTGATTAAAACGCTGTCATCGCGAGGAGCGCAGCGACGTGGCAATCTTTCTCCCGAATCAAAAAAACCGACGGGAATCCTCCCATCGGTCCATCAACGATGATTTTATTTTTTCTGAATCCTGTCGGTCAGCCCCACGAGATAATCCGCCGACACATCATAGAACTGACACAGCTTCACAAGGTCATCGATTTTCAATTCTGCCCTTCCGGCTTCGATATGATTGTATCCCTGCTGACTTTTTTCCAACACCGCGCCGATCTCCGCCTGTGTCAAGCCGCGATCTTCCCGAAGCTCCCGAAGTCTTGCTCTGTAATCCATGGTATGCGCTCCCAACATGTTTGATGGTGCTATCATAGCACACTCACAGATTGAGTATTGACTTTTACTCAAAGATTGAGTAAAATTAGTTTATCCTTGTCAATCCTGGAGGTTTTCCATGAATGCACCAACTTGCCACACCTGCGGTTACTATCACCGACACTATGTCCTGTCCGAAGGTACTGCCGTCACCTGCGAATGCGGCCATTGCACTTGTCAACGGCTCAAACACAAACGCCCCGATTCCAAAGCATGCCCCTCCTACCAACACCGTCCCAATCCCCCGTTTCCAAACCGTTTTGAAACCATCCATTATCTCACGACCACCGTCCTTGACCATATTCTAAACCTCCCGCTTCCTCCAATCATAGCAGAGTCATCTGAATCGAAAAACCGGCAGGAAGAACCCCTGCCGGTTAGGAAACGCTGA